TGCTATTCTAGTTGTTAGTAGGTCACTTGCGGCACTGTCAATCGTAGGACTGGCGGCTGTTGCGGCATCAGTCACGGCAGGAACTGCGGCATACATTGGTGTGAACAAGGTGCTGGATGATTTCAACAAGAAAATGGAAGATAGCGCCATTGCAACGAAAGCCATGGCTGACAACATGAGTGACGCACAAAGGAAATTTGGAGGATTTATACCACCAATTCAAGAAGTATCAGAAGCAGTTGAAGAACTGGACCAAGACCTTGTTGACCTTGAAGATGCATTACTAGGCCCACAGTTAGGCAAAGCATTTGACATGTTTGACCTAGGTGAACAAGGAGCGACAAACATGGCCAAAGCAATTGAATCACTGACATTTGAGTTTGATGGTTTTGGGTTTGCCGCAGACACAGTGAACGGTATAATGGACACATTTGCTAAAGGCACAGGTGATGCATTTGCTGATGCCATTGTGGATGGTAAGAGTCTTCGCGACAGCATGGAAGCACTAGGTAAAACAATTTTGAAATCAGTTATTTCTGCATTGGTGCAGATTGCTATTCAATACTTTATTGTCAAACCATTAATGGAAAGACTTGGCCTTACACTGAATCCTTTAATTGACCAGGAGAAAAAAATTACTCGAGAATTAGGAAAACAAGTAGGTTTAAGACTGATACTGGCATTGCTTACAGGAGGCACTTCTACTGCAATTCCAGGCATGGCAAAAGGTGGTCCAGTTGCAGGTGGTTCACCTTACATTGTGGGCGAACAAGGACCAGAATTATTCGTTCCAAACAATTCAGGCACCATTGTGCCTAATGACCAAATTGGTGGTGCTGGTGGTTCAGGTGGTGGCGAAGTCAATATCAATTTCAACATCAGCACAATTGATGCCGCAGGGTTTGATGATCTGTTGTTGGCAAGACGTGGAGTTATTTCAGGCATCATTAATGAAGGCATGAACAGACAAGGTAGAAGGGCACTGGTGTAATGGCAAAATCACAAACAGAGCAAAACACCACACATATTGCAGAAATAAAAACTGATATAAAAATTATCAAAGAAAATCATCTAGCACACATAGAACGTGATATGGAAACACAATCCAACAAGATAGAAAAAATGGATGCAAGGCTTTGGTGGGTGTTGGGACTGTTGGTTGCTTCTACAATTATAGGTGCCGCAGGGAGAATGTTGTAATGGCCAAGTATCAAGGCAGAACAGTAAAATTAAACACACCTTCTAGAGGTGATGTAAAAAAATTTAAAGTGTTTGTGAAAGACCAAAAAACAGGCAATGTTAAAAAAGTAAACTTTGGTCAAAAAGGCATGAGCATAGGCAGGAACAATCCTGCAAGGAAAAAAAGTTTCGATGCACGGATGGGTGCTGTGCTAGATAACGTAAAAGGACAAAAAACTTTGAGCGCCGCATATTGGAGTCTCAAAGCATGGGAGAAAGGATTTAAAATATAATGGCATTTTTAGGAACATGGCCTTCAACTGTAGGCTTTCAAGCAACAAGATTACAAGCAATCGCCAACACCAAACAAACTGTGAGTGACAGTGGACGCAGAATAAGAATCAGCACAGGAGGTTCAAGATTTGGAGCAACAATAAAATATCCTCCAATACCTTTGGCCAATTGGTTGCCTATACAAGCACTGGCTACCAGATGTCAAGGAGCATTAAATTCTTTTGACATTGTGTTGCCCACAATCAGTGAAAACAGTAGAAATCATTCAGCAACAACCACAGCGGCTGCCACGTCAGCAGGAGCCAGCACAGTGGCACTGACTTCCAGTGGTGTAAACAGCACACAAATATTCAATCAAGGCGATGTGATTAGATTTGCATCACACACCAAAGTTTACATGTTGACTGCCAATGCAACCACCAACGGCAGTGGACAAGTCACAGTTTCAATCACACCAAATCTGTTTGAAGATGTTGCAGGTTCAAGTGCTGTGACAGTGGATGATGTGCCTTTCAGAGTAACATTGGTAGGTGATGTGCAAGAATTCAAATACAACAACAACGACACAATATCATATGAAATAGATATTCTCGAGGAGATATAAATGGCTAGAGGACTATCCGGTTCAATCAACACATACCTAGCAGGATTAAGTCTTGTTCGTGTTGCACTTATAGAAATAGAAACTACTGGTTCCTCAGTGTATTACACTGACAACAATTTTAATATTGCACACGGTGGCAACACTTATGAAGCACAAGGAAACTTTTTGGGTGTGGGCGAAACAGAAGAAAATGGTGAATTGGTTATTACCACAGTGACACTGGTTATATCAGCCTTGCTGACTTCCAATGTGACAACCTTTGCACAGTCTGGTATGGTGAATAAAAAAGTAACCATATCATATGCATATCTTGATCCAACAGATAATTCAATCATTGACACTCCTATCATCATGTTCAAAGGCAAAGTGAATGGATATCAAGTTAATGACAATGGTGCCACAGCAACCATAGCACTTGAAGTTGCCAGCATATTTTCCAACTTTGAAAAAACTGCAGGTCGTAAGACCAATGAAGCAAACTTTAGACAAGAACATCCTAATGACAGAAGCATGGAATTTTCACATGTTGTCACCAAGGATATAACATGGGGACGTTTATAATGATAAGAAAATTTCAACCAAGAGACATGGACCGAGTAATAAACCTAATGATAGACAACAGAAACACAGTGGGCAACAGTGTGGCAGAATATGATGTTGATCGTTTGGTGTTGATGGTGCGTAAAGCCATCATAGGCAATGACTTCAGAGTTTTTGTGGTAGAACATTCAGGACAAATGATTGGCTATGCTTTTTGTTTGGCATTTGAACATCCATGGTTTCAAGTTATGGAAGGCGAAATCATGATGTGGCACATGGAAGAACAATACCTAGACACACATCATTTCAAACAGTTGATGGCAGAATGCGACAGTTGGTTTACCAATATGAATTGTGAATTTTATTGCGTCAGCACCAGAGCATTTACTGATGGCTATCAACCCAATCAACGTTTCATAGAAAACTCTGATCATGTGTTGCAAAAAACAATGACCAAAACAGGTCACACTTATGTTAGGGCAGTTCATTAATGGGTTTCTTTAAGAAAGTTTTTAAAAGTGTAAAAAAGGCAGCCAGCAGTGTTGTTGATGCAATCACAGATACCGGTAAGAAGATTGTTGACGTTGCCAAGGACATTGTTGACACTGCCATTGATGCTGTAACAGGTGTTGTCAAAGGTATAGGCAGTGCAATAGGTGGCATATTTGGTGGCTTCAGTTTAGACATACCAGGCTTTGAAAATCCAGGCGATGCAGGATCATCAGTTGGTGCAGAAGGTGTATTGGTTACCAAAACAGGAACCAATCTTTCAATACCTGTGGTGTATGGATTTAGACGATTGGGTGGCAATATTATCTACGTAGAAACCAATGGCACCAACAACACTTACCTCTATGTGATCTATATTATTTGTGAAGGTGAAATTGAAGGCTTCAAACGCATCTATATAGATGATACTCTGTTGCCAGTGCCCAATGACAAGTATGATGTAGGCACACCTTTCAACATCACACAAGGCAAATTCAAAGACAGATTAAGATTGCAACTGTTCACAGGCACAGAAACACAAGCACAAAGCACGTTGGCCAATGAAGCAGGCAGTTGGAGCAATGAGAACAGAACATTGCCTGGTGTTGCTTACATGGTTGCAAGGTATGAATGGAAAAAAGTTGAAACACAAGAAGACGCAGACAACAATCCTTACAGAGGTGGTATACCAAACATAAAAATTGATATACTGGGTAAAAAAGTTTATGATGCAACCACACACAACACCGGACTTGATCTAAGTGATGCTTATGCAGACCTAACAAAAACATTTTCTTACAATCCTGTGAGTCAACTGTTGGATTATTTGATGAATCCAAGATATGGTTGTGGTCTAGGACAGTCAGACATCAATGCTGATGCATTTAAAATTGGTGCTGTAAAATGCAACCAACAAGTGACTTACAGCACAGGTGGACAGTCAGGAAAAATATTAACATCCAGTATACCACTCAGTGCAAGTTCGCAACTGTTGGGCAATGTTAAAGTTTTATTGAGTGCATCGCGTTCATTGATGCCTTACATACAAGGCAGATTCAAAGTTAAAATAGAAGATGGTGGGCATGCCACTGACATAACCAGTTCAACTGTGACGTCTGTGTATGATGTGGATGAAGACAGTTATTTGAGTAACATAACATTGGCTGGTGAACAAAAAAACAACAAGTTCAACAAAGTTATTGTAAAGTTTGTCGACCCTGACAAAGAATTTACAGAACAACAAGAAATATTCACTGTGGCCACAGATGTCACAGCAGATGGTGAAGACTTGGTAGGCGAATTTTCTTTTCCTTCCATTGCCAATCCAGCCATAGCACAGGATTTTGCCAGAATGATTTACAAAAAAAGTAGGAACCAAAGATTGATACAGTTTGCAGGAATACCAGCATTGTTGGCAGTTGAACCAGGAGATGTTATCAGAGTATCTTCCACAGTTTTAAATTTATCAAACCAAACATTCAGAGTGGTCAACATGGAGATGGATCCAGATGGTGCCATAGTGATAGCCGCAAGAGAACATGATGCAACCATATACCCATACGGTTCAGATGTGCAGGTTGAAGTAGCACCTACAATTTTTACACCAAGTGCATACAATTTAACACCTATTGCACAGCCAACACCACAAACACCTATTTCTGTTGCTCCACCAAATGATCCTGAACCTGTTGTGACAGGAGTCACAACACCGGACCCTGAAGACAGTTCCACAGTCACAGTGAATTCAACCATACCACCTTCTACTGTGAACACAATTTTACCAAACACATCGGACATACTGTTACAACAAAACACAGTGGCCAATTTTATTAATCTTGATAAAAATGCTTTGGATCAATTTACTGGCAACACAACCAGTGCTTTACATTTTTTACAAAGAAGTAGAAACAACTTGAACACAAGACACATGGTTGATGCTGTGGGAAACACATCTGCTGGAACTGTAACATTTAGATTGCAACCTCCTGCTGATCAAAGTATTGATACATTGCGAGTTTACAGATACAACAGACAAAACGGCAGTGAACTTGGTTTTCAAGAAAGAAGAATCATACGTCGAACCAATCCACCGTTGTTACAAATGGAAACAAATTTTATAGACAACAACACATTCCTTGTGATACGTTATCGTAATTCACAAACAGGATTCATGTATAAAGACGGAAGCACATTCACAGACAACATACCAGAAACAGGTGCCGCACCAGCGGCCATAACATTTGAAGGCATAGGTGGTGTTAGTGAGTCAGGCACCAATGTGGATGCATATCTAAACAATTATATACAAGACAAAAACTTTTTGGGTGTAACCAGTAATCAAACCAATCAAGATTTAGGATACACACCGTAGGAGCAACATGGGATTAATAACATCATATTTTGACACAGAAGAACAAGCATTAAGACCTGCTACCTACACATGGGCAGATTTAGCAACCAATGACACTAACTGGGAAGATGCCTTAACTTGGAACGGTTACAATGATGACAGTGTTGTGGTCACAACCACAGACTCAACAGCAGACTTTATTCAATACATCACACCTATCACAGACTTTGGTAGAATAGCAGATGTAAATCCTTTGTGTGAAATAGACACATCAGGTGATGGTGCAGTTGAAATAGAAGTTTATGCGGCTGATTCAATTGACTCATCCTCACTGTTACCAGGTGACCCTGTGTTTACTACACCAGCAAACACTCCTGTAGGTGTGCGTGGACGGTTTTTTATGTGGGTCATTAAGAAGTTTGATGTTGAAGGAGATGCAAGAATTAGGTCAGTAAGAACAGAAGTTTATGACAAATTAGAACAAGAGGCAGTTAACGGTAACAGCACAAACTTTGATGGGTCAATTGAAGAACGTTTGGCGCCTTTAACGAAGTCATACAGTAAACTATTGAACCTATCGGGAGGTGCACGTAGAACCACTGGTGTGCATCCATTCATCACAGTGAATGATATCAGCAATCCAGCAAACGCAAGATTCACTGTGTTTGATCTCACAGACACAACTTCAATTGATTCATCTTCATCTCTTGTAGTGGGCGACATCGCAGGTGCAGGCACAGATCCTTCTGTTGTAAACAACACACACGTGAATGATAATGCTTATGCTTACAAATGGGCACCTGCAGGCATTGAATTCAATGTGTTGAACGCAGACCCAGGCACAGGCAACTTTTATGGCAACACTTCTGTCGCAGATACAGATGATGAATTAACATTTGGATTTTCCACAGTCACTACAGGTGAATTTACCGTAGACTTTTGGATCAAGATACATGCACCAGGATCTCAAAATGATCCAGGTTATGCCAATCCAGATCATTTCCTTGAAATTACAGGTCTTGCTCTAAAATTAAAATTCATAGTGAGTAGTGGTGATTTGTTTTTACAAAGCAGTTATGGCGGAGCCGCATACCAAACAGTGGGATCAAATCCTGTTCAACAAGGTGGCGGAGAGTTAGGCGGAAGATTTGAATACATCAGAATTTTGCGTGATGGTTCAAACAATCTCAAAGTGGCATTCCGCAGTCAGTTTGGCAGTTTTGATGAAGAAACTATTGCATCATCTGTGACCAGAAATGTAGGCAGTGACACAATCAAAGTGGGTGACCTTGGCACAGGAACCACTGCATCTGTGTTCATGGATGACATAAGATTGAGTAACACAGCAAGAACCAACACATCAGCACCAACAGATCCATTCACAGTGGATTCAAATACCAAAATGTTGGTCAACGGCACAATAGGTGGACAAACAGTAACAGTTAGAGAAATGGTGCCTGTGAATGCAACAGTAAGTTTACTGGTAACTGGATTGCCTAAGATGGTGATTGATTCAGATAGTGGCAGTATACAGAACGAGTAAATACAAAGGAGATTAAATTATGGCATGGCCTTCAAACACAAATAACATCAGCACAAGCAACGTAGATGCAGGAACTGATTCGCCGGCGTCGGCAAGAGCAGACATCAAAGCGGCATTTGATGAAATTATAAACATCATTAATGGTAGAGGTGAAGCAAGTGGTGTAGCGCCACTTAGTGCATCATCAAAAATACTTGCAACTTATATGCCAGATGAATTTAATTCATCTTCATCCACCGACCTTACACTAGATCCTGCAACCAACGTGGTTGTGATAGAAGACATTGTAAAATTAAATCCTAGAACTAGAGCACAACTGTATGCACAATCAAATTTGGTTGATGGCATGATTGCAATAGCATCTGATGGTGACAGCACCATAGACACGCCAGTTTATTATGCTGGTGGTGTGTGGCGCTACTTCTCAGACAACACAGAAGTTCCAGCCTCTTAAGACTCATTGTTTTTCATCCTTTTTTAAGTATGATATATGATAGAACACAATTTGTTCAAACAAAAACTTCGTGAATGGGGTGATTGGATTGGCACTGTAAAAAACAGAACATGGCGACCATTCACACCCGGCAAGTGTGACACACCTGGTAAGTTTCCTTTCTGCCATAAAGGACAAACCATTTCATATCAATCCTTTTATCAGTCTAATATTTCAATTCCTAAAATACGTTTCAAATGTAATTTGTGCAAAGCCAAATGCATCTTGGACAAAAAAGAATGGTGTCAATTACAGCGGAAAAAGGTCGTTGAGCC